AACCGTACACCAAAACTCAATAGTAGTCCACTTTCCTTCTGTATGGCAGTGGCTCGTCCTGCTCGTCGGTCGGCAGACGGATGAACCCACCCTGTCGGAACCGCATCAGCGCCATGATCGTGGTGTCCACTTGGTCGTCGTTTGATGCGAACGGGAAGCCCGCGACTTCCTCAACCAGCTCCTCCGCCCAGCGCTTTGGCGGCACCCAGACCAGCCCCGAGGAGATGATATCCGACACCGAGTTCAGACGCGCCATCTTGCTGTTAGGGTTGTTCGCCGAGCCCCTGACGGGTGTGTACTCCTGCACCATGAGCCCTGAGCGCCGCATCTCCTGATAGAGGGGCGTCCCCGAGCTCTTCTTTTCAACGATGAACGCGTCGGGCTCCCACTGCTGATACTCCTCCAGAGCCAGCGATTTCAGCTCTGGGAACTCCATACGCCGCTTGATGGCGTTGAGCAGGATGATCTGGTGCATGTTCTCCTCGTCATTGAAGAACACTCCCCACGTCGTCAGAGACGTGAAGTCAGCCCGGTTGTGGGCTTCTGCAGCGGCGTCGAGAGACATAATGACGTATTCTACAGCCGGTGGGTCGTCGTCCGGCCACAGCCGCCACCAATCCCGCTTGATGATTGCAGCTTCTTCACCCGTCGGATTCTGCTGATACTGCGCGTTCCACTGGAACACAGGCATGGACGCCTTGGTCCGCAGCAGCGCTGGCAGGTCAAAAAACTCAGGCCAGAGGGCTTTTTGTACAAAATCGCCCGTCTCTTTGTCCTCGACCTCGAGGATCGCCGGGAACTCCACCACCTCGTACTGGTCGGAGTCCTCGTTGTTGGTCATATCGCGTATCAGACGCCCTGTGAGGTCATCTTGGTGCCATCTGGTGTGCACGATAGCCACTCTACCGCCCGGCATCAGACGCGTCCGGGCACCGAAGGCGAACCACTCGTAGGCTTTGTCGAATGCCGTGAAGTTTCCGTTCAGGATGTCCTGTTCGGAGTGCGGATCGTCGACAAGCAGCAGGTCAGCACCGCGGCCCGCGAGGGCCGAACCAACGCCCGTGGCGTAAAACTCGCATCCCGTGCTCGTATTCCAGCGCCCAGCCGACTTTGAGTCCATTGAGAGCGCTGTGGCAGGGAAAACGTCCCGATATGGGTCCGAGTCGATGTGATTTCGGACTTTGCGGCCAAAGTCCACTGCTAGGTCGGTCGTATGGGACACCAACATGACCTTTTTCCCGGGATTTCGCCCGATAAACCATGCCGGATAGTAAGTAGAGACGAGCTGAGACTTGCCGTGGCGAGGCGGAATGTTGACGCAGACCCGGTCTTCTACCCCCGCCTCAATCGCCATGAGCTTATCCGCGAGGATTCGGTGGTGTCGGCCCACCTTATAGTTGGGGTCCATGTACAAGCAGAAGGCAATCAGGTCGTCTCTGGCAGCCTGCAGCGTAGCGCGCTTGTCCAGCTCCTCGATCATCTTCTCGATCTCGAGCAACTCAAGCTCGTCGAGCATATCCACGCTCTTTAGGAGCGTCTCGAGCTCTGCACGGTTGAAGTCGGTGCTCATTCGTCTCCGCCTTCCGCGCCCTCTTCGTCGACGTAGTCGGCGTCTTCGACGGTGTCTGGGGTCACGTCGATCATTCGTTCGAGTTTTTTCTTGAGCCGTGCCCGCAGATCGTCGCTCGTCTGGTGCGTGATCGTGATTTCCTGCTTCTCGGTGAACAACCCGACGTCGGAAACTTTGCCCAAGAGCTCCAGCGCCTTCACCCGGATACGTGCATCGGGGTTCTCGGTCTCCTGAATGAGCTTGTTGACCACCATATGACGCACCTGAGACGCCTCTTGGACCACTTTATGTCCAAAATCCTGCAGGATTTTCTCTGTCAGCAGCAGGGCTGCAGGGGTTTTGCGAGTGATGGCCTTTACCGCGGAGCGGGTCTGCAGTGCAGTGGGATTCCTTGCCGCCTGTCTGGCCGTTGTCGCGGCATCGTCAAGGTCTTCATCGCCGAACGCGATGTCCAACCCTGCCGCCTCGAGCAGCCGGGCCGTACCTGCAGCTGCGGAGAGAGTTGGCATGTAGCCGTTCTTGGGCTCGCTGGTGGCGAGGGGGACGTCGGAGTCAATTTTTAGTTCCATGGGTGCACCCTTTAGGGAGATTTTATACAACATAGCCCGGTTTGCACCGTTTTGGGAGTCCCTAGATAGAAGAGGGGGGCTCGTCTTTGCAGAGTTGTGACTCAGCGCCGAAAACGATGGGGTGGGGGGTGGTAAATGATAGTAAATGGTGTGATCTAATGTAATGTACTATTTTAGAGGTGTGTTTATGTGGAATAGTATTACTATACAGCATACACGACGCCGCCAGTCCAAGGGGGGTGCCCCCCGGTGGGGGTCGGGATATGCCCAGAAAAGCGCGTTAGGCGCTGGACTAACGCTAGTAAATGATACTAACGGCGCTCAAACTGAACACTTGGCTATCAACCCATGCCATAACAGTTGAGTCGAAAGGCAATAACGCCACGACGTTCAATCCTCGAAAGGATCAATACTATGGCTAACATTTCTTCCCTCCTCGGCAATGCCGAAACCGCTGACATCATCGCCCTTGGCCGCAAGGATGTGGACAACACCGACAAGGCGGTAAAGTCCCGCATCGCCTTGATTGACAGACTAGTCGCGGCGGGCTTCACCTCGGCCAACACCTTGCCCAAGGCCAAGATGCCCAAGGGCTTCAATGGCGAGTGGAAGCGCGAGGCGCTCGAGTTGATCGGGGCCGCATCGGTCAAGATCAAGGGCAAGCGCATGACAGATGCGGACCTCAAGAAGTTTGCGGATGAGGGCGTGTCCAACAAGGTGCTGTTGTCCGGTGTCCCCAAGGGCAGCATGTCCAAGACCGTGACATGGAAGGGCGAGGCGGGCAGCTGGATGGGCAAGGTTCGCAAGGCCTTGGAAGAGCGTGAGAACGCAGCCAAGGCGCAAGTGCCGGGCACGCCCAAGATGACCAAGGGCCCGAAGGAGGTCTTTCTGGACTACTTGCAGAAGGCCTACAACATGACCTTCAAGACCGAGGCTCCGGCCAAGGATGTCGAGGTCACGCAGAAGGCGCTGCGTGAAGCGGCCAAGACGGTCGGCGGGACACTATCCACCCCGACCAAGAAGTAAGACAACTGGGTCAGCCCTTCGGGGCTGGCCCTTTTTTTGTGCCCGCGCCACGGCGGGCAACCGACACCAGTTCTCAGGGCCGCATCGAGAGGCATCGAGCACCGACGGTTTCGGCCATGCGCGCAAGACCCCCCGACCAGACCACACGTTAGGATCACGCCTAACGCCCCGAGACCAGTTCTCAGGGCCGCATCGAGCAGCTCAGTGTGTTAGGCGTAGGACTAACGGCGTTTCGGGGGGTTTTGGTGGCCACGCAATAAAATTACGTTTGGCGGCTCCTCTGCTAGTCAGCGACTATCCCTTCGGGGATCGTCATGACGACGCCTAGGAGTCTACCAAGAAATTTTATTTCGTCAAGGGGTTTTGCGGCTTTCGGCGAAAAAATAGTGGCGTTAGTCGGCGGACTAACTTTTATTGCTTTATACCCAGACATTGTTCTGCTAAATGATGTAATGTTCCGGATTTTTATCGTCTAAGTCCTTGAAAACAAACAATGTTCCGTATTTTTTGTAATGTTCCGTTTTGGTGGTCCGTAAGTCATTGATATTACGCAATGTTCCTAATGTTCCGCGTAAAACAGACACACCCGAGGTTCGTGTTCGGGGGCCGGGCATCTGCGTAAAACAGCAGCGCCAACTCCACGGTCTCGCATCTCTGATTCTTCAACAACATTAGTAACATTTCGAACATTGCAGTCTTTTCAAGGGCTTATATATATACTTATTAGTAACATTATATAGAACATTAGGACATTACCCCGCCTACCACTAAAGTGAACCAGATATCACTATTTTACACCATTTACTTGACTTAAACGCCCAATGTGGTATTATGTAATCAGTTGTTGTGTTTCCTGAGTTCCCCCGCCACCGCGGCCCGCGCCGCTAGTCCGCCTCCTAACGCTAGTCCGCTGCCTAACATCGCTCCAATCCAAAGGCTCTCGCCATGACCAAAGATCAGATGCGCGCTCTACTCGCCGACCTCGTGCCCGCTGCCGAGGCGCGTGGTGATGTGTGCCGTTTCAACCGTGTCGGTGCAGGCACCACACATGATGCAGCCTTCGCCGCTAGGGCCAAGCCTAGCGCTACCGAGCAAGTCCAAACCCGCGCTCCGCGCCCACGTCGCATCTACCCACGCCAAGGCGTGCATGGTGCAGGGTTCGACATCCCCACCTACAAGACCTACCAGAAAACTTAAAACCAACCGCGCTAGTCCAGCGCCTAACACCAACACAAGGATCACTCTAATGCCTGCTTTCGAATCCCTCACACTCTCGCTGCCCGCTCACTGGATCGCCCCTGTGCTTTACGGCGACACAGACAACCTCGAACCAGAAGAACAGACAGCCTTCACCCGCTGGCTTAAAGATACAATACACGGCGTGGGCCACGGCAAGCTGCCCATGATCGGGCGCATCAAGGACCAGACCTACTTCGCCCGCTACCACGACGCTGCCGAATACGGCGTGCTGGCGTGTGACTGCTACGACATCGAGTTTCTGGTGGAGGAGGCGTGCGATGCGTGAGTGGCTGGAGGATTTATTTGGCGCTATCGCGCTGTTCGCCATCGGCTATGGGCTGTTCGCCCTTGTCTATGGGTTTGGGTTTTAACTGTTAGGCTGTGGCCTACCAACTAGGAGAAGTAAGATGCACTGGAATTACCGGCTGGTAAACACGCCGTCTGAGAACGGCGGCGAGGATTGGTTCGAGCTGAAAGAGGTCTACTACAACGAGGACAACAGCCTGATGGGCTACGCTGACCCGTGCCTCGGCACCGAAACCATCGCGGGTATACCCGACTTGGCAGGCTACTTTGCCGCTGCCTTC